CATCATATGACTTGAAGTTTGAAGGTGCCATAAACTCTTGCAGAGAGTATTCACCTTTGTAGATGGATTCAAGTTCTTCATCAGAAGTCTTCAGTGCAGATGCACTTTCAAATTCTGACTTATCATAATTCCAGTAACCATCTACCTTACGAATCTTCAATTTGAAGTTCGCACCTTGCCAAAAATCAAATGGATTGATTGGAGTTTCGTCTTCAAACGCAGGCTGCATTGCCTCCATCAACTTGTCAAAGATTTTCTTTCCATATGCATAGAGGAAAATCTTTCCTTCGTTTTCTGGGTTAGAAGGGTCACTCACAACATAAATGTTTGAGTAATACTTCAATTTACGTTTTTGTTTACGAGCAATCTCTTTGTCTGACTCGACACCAGAGTTCCACAACTGAGTGTTATACTCAGATACAGGGTCTTTCTGATTAAGAGTAGTCAGAGAGTTCTCAATATACCACTGACCTGTTGGCCCTTGGAATGCATGGTTCCAAACACGAACCCATGGCAACTCCTCACCTTCTGGTGCAGGCAGAAACCTAATTACTGCGTAACCGTTACCTGCCTTGTCAACATTGGGTTTCCAAAGTCGTTCATCAACGTATGACTTCTTTTCGGTTGCTGGGGATTCGTCCTTTTGGACTTGTTGTAGCAATTTATCCAGAGAGTTCTGGTTGCGTAGTGCTGAAATAGACATATTTTTCTCCTATGTTTAGATATGTTTTCGTATGTTTAAGTATTTCACTTTATACATCATATATTGTTATTTATACTATCACAACATTACGTTATAGTCAAGAACTAAATGTAAATTTTCTTGTTCTATATACTCAACGTTGTTATAGTCTCTCCACTCTTCAATAAACTGACTTGTCTGGTCAGTTCCAAGTGGAAAAGGTGTTACTCTCCAGAATTTCACATTAGGAAAATCTGCAAAGTTCTTGGCATGTTGTTGTATCCAATTTCCAGCAAAGGTTTCTGGTGCATCTTGTGTGACGTAATTAGAAGTTCCTTTATAGATATTGTTTACCATACCATCATTACTACCCATGTCAAATCCAATCAGAAATACATCTGTGGGATTTTCCTTTTCGATAGCAATCCTTACTGCGATGGGGCCTGCACTCCATCCCTCTATTTCTACAGGGATTTGTTCTACACAGTCCTCATCTTCAACCCATGTTACCCACTGTTGATGGTTACCCATAAGTTGACGCAATTCTAGTTGGTCATATTCATCTGTGATATTATGTTTCTTAACAATCATATCATAGTGTCGTTTGATTTGATTGGGGTCAGTTCCATTGAAAACAAACTGAGTTCTACTACCCTTTTCGTTTTCAGTTTTAAGTCCTTCACCCCATCCCATCATTGCATCCAAATTAACAAAATCTGAATACATCATTTCAGGCAACTTAGTCCATCCTCTAAAGTATGACTTGTTGTTAGAACAATAACCAGAAGAATATACTTCATGAATCATTCCCCCATCAACACAGATGAGTCCATCTATGTTTGCAACATCACGATATGCAGCATTACAAGCATATACTTTACCAGTATGATAAAGTCCATTAACATCAACTTTATTTCTGGATTCTCCGTTACCTAAAACGAATACTCTAGTCATGTTCTTTATATTTCACCGTTACATTCTGATATGCATTATTCCACTCTTGTGGTGTTGCATCCCATAATTTTTTACGAGGTTCAAAATCTTCAGTTACATCTGGTTCAAATGAATCCCAACCTTTACTACTATACCCATCTTCGGGAACAAAGTCAAGAAGTTTTCCTTCTGGAATATGAAAACCAATCGCCCTTAGATAATTGGTAAACTCTTGACACATATCATCCAGACTTGCATCACTAGGAATAGTAAACTCAACCGTAACTGGCAGTTGGTCTGGATAAGTATTTTCATATGTAAATTTGTGCATTACAATTTCTCCATTAGTGGGAAGATTTTAGCAATCTCCTTTGCACATGCTTGTGCTACTTGCATGTGTTCTTTCTGGGTTCCGTTCTCAGAACGTAACTCAATATAGTGAACCCATGAACGCAATGTTCCGTTCATATACAAACGTGTCTTTGTCAATCCTTCTGGTAAAACTGCACGAGCCTGTTCTTTTGCAATACCATTTGCAATTGCCCATTCATATACTTGTTTTGCCTGATTGATAATACCGTGTTGTTTACGTTGCCAATCAGTAATGATTTCAACAGTCTTTGCGTCTTGTTGGATAGATGGGTCATTCTCAATTTCGATAGAGTTCTGTCGATTTTTTGTGTCTTGTAAACGACACTCTCTAACTGTAAATTCATTACCCATTGCAGAGGGTTCTGCATATCGTTGACTAAACTCTTGGAAAGAGAAAGAACGATGACGCACAATCTGGTGTGCAATATCACGAGTTGTTTCGATTTCGATACAAGCACTGACCATTTCTAATGGACTCCAGTGTTTGTGTTTGACTAGATACTTGATAAGTTTCTCAGAAGTTTCATGGTTTGCTTGGTTAGCAGGATTTGATACACGAGCACAATATGCAATCAGTTCTTGAATATCTTCACCGACTACTAAAGAATCTTTATCAGTTTGACTGTAACTAATCAACCTTGCAGTTGTTAGCATTTGTTTTACTTCCTTATTTGTTTCCATCATCTTCTTTCTTTTTCAAACTCCAATTACCGTTTGGTAACTCTTCCCATAAAACAGTATCACCTACATCCCATCCAACTTGATTGATACAATCTGGGGGGAATTCAATATATAGTTCTTTTGTTTTGCCGTCTTGTTGAACTTCAACAATCCAACTATTTACACCTGTTTGTTTGTATTTCATCTTAACCTCAAGTAAGCAGTTTTAACACTTGCTTAGGTGATGTGTTTTAATGCCTACGAGGACGTGGGCGAAAGTTCGCACCCTTGTTCGCAAGTTCACTAATGCGTTTAGAGAGGTCTTGGTCACGTTTGACCAACTCTGCATTATCAAACTCTAGAGACTTAACACGAGCAATCAACTCTTCGTTTTTTGCACGATAAAAATCTCTTTCACGAACTAGGTCATTCTGGTCTACCGACTCCATCAGAATGTCTCCTTAATAAGTTTGAGAAGTTGCACCTTGCATTTCTCTTTGTCGTAACTAAGAAATGCACCGTATTTGACGACTAATCGTCTATTGTCAGGCCATACTAAATCATCTTTAAGTTCCTTATCAAATTGCTTAACATACCCAACTAATCCTTGCAGAATAACCATAGTCTCTAGGTTAATTCGTTTTGCGAGGTAGTTTCTTAATAATACAGGATGTTGTCCTTTTTTGCAAGAGAAAATTGAATTAAAATCTTCAACTTGTGAAAAAATTAAAGACATGTCTTGAATGAAGTTGTAGGTTAGAGATTGTTTTCTTTTTAACCAGTTGTTGTAATTGGTTTCATTAAACTCACCTAACCAACCTTTGGGGGTAGACACAAAGTTACTAATGAAGTAATCTTCTGTAGACTCACCATACTTCCTTGCAACACGAGCAAAGAAGTTTCGGTCTTTACGTTTGATAAAAGAAGACTTAGAGGCACTTGTCTTGCCACCATATCTTGTATAATCATAATCAGACGTAAAGTGTAACTTTAGTCCAAGATACATTTGATAAGCATCAAATGCTTCCATCATTCACCTCAAATTGGTAGGGTTGCTACTCTAGGCAAGAAATTTAACTCTCTTGCATCTGCTTCAATCTTTTCTTTTAGGGGTTTTGAGATAAGTGGAGCAATAGAATCAGGCTCCATTTCGTGACGTTCACAATACTCAAGAATTGCTTCCATATAGTTGACCCCGCCTTTGCCTTCCTTCACTATCTCTTCAATAATCACTGCAAATTTTTTCGGTGTCATCACTGCTAACTCTTCTAAGTCCATCATAATCCTTTCAATGTGTAAGGGGAGCAACCGGCACTCCCCTTACGGTTATTAAGCAGAGCACTCAAATAAACGAGTGTTGCAAATTAGTCTTTCTTGGTGACGAACTTGTAAAGTTCCTCAGCCTTCTCCATGATTTCTTGAGGTTGATACATCTTAGGTGTATACTTCTCAAAAACTTCTTGAAGGTCTTTTTGTTGTTTTTTTGCTTGTTCTATCATTTCAAACATCTGCACTTGAGCAGAGTCGTATTGACGGTCAAGCAGTTCTTTGGCCATCGCCAGGGTATCGAACCGTAGTTCAAATGGGTTTTTACTAGACATAGTTTTCTCCTTTGTGTCTGTGTTGTGTGTTGTGAACTAACCGTTGGTTCACACGAGTGTATTAAGGCACTACCCTTCAAATCTGTTTCTGAATAAGATATCCAGAATCTTTTGTTTCTTCCATTCTTCTAGTGCTTTTCTGTAACACCATGTTTGGTATAAAGTCATAACACTTCTCCTAATTAAAGTTAAAGTGCGTTCCTTCGCATTGTGCTACTTCCGTCCTAAAAGGATGAACGAATGATAGGTTATTCTGTTGCCAAGGAACCTATCGAAACTCCGTTACCTAGTTAGACTAGGCGGCAAGTGCAAAAGTATTATCGTTTGCAGTTACAAGTTTTGGTCGATTACGAAACCATCCGACAGTTCTACTCGCATCTATCCTCAACAGTCGAACCTATTTCGCCCCCATCATAACTACTCTCAAGCAGTGATTCACTATCTCATCTAAGAGTAGTTATGGTGGAGGCGGTGGGTATCGCACCCACGTCCTGCCTAAGTGTTGAATTGTATCAACAAACTGTATTTTATTTATACCACTTTAACCTTTTAAAGTCAAGAGTTAAATACTATCTTCTTGTATCACTGGGCCGAAATTTCTACCACTTGATACTATGCATCCAATTTCTTCATCACCAACATTTAGAGTGAATATTAAACTATATGCATAACTTTCTGGATTCACAAAAATAATCATGTCATGTCTTGCGAATTCCAATTGTCTAGACTCCAAATTAAGAAGTCTAGAAACTCCCATACCAGAAAGAACTGGAATCTCATTATGTTTTTCTCTTAATTCATTGCTCAACTCTTTAAAAGATTTACATGGAAAGTTTCCAGTTATAGATAATTCTGGTTCTTGAGCACTAACTGCTAGAGGCAAACCCAGCGTCAGAATTAGTAGTAGTAGCCCCAATTTGTTCGTCATTTTCTCTTTCCCATTCAGAGACGAATTGCTCCACCGTCTCTACGAGAAGAGGAAGATATTCGTGTTTCTTTTTAACGAACTCTTGAACCTCACCATCTTCTGTTACACAAAGAATGACAATCTGTTCGATTGGAGTTCCAGTTCGTTCTTCAAACATTTCTGCATAAGCAGATGCCTGAATGTAGTAGTCCAGATTGTAATCGTCATTTCGTGATGAACGAGATGTTTTAAAGTCAATGATAGAGGGAACTCCATCATATTCTGCGATACAGTCTACACGACCTGCTACCTTATATTTATCACTCCACAATCCACATTCTTGTGCGTAGATGTTATTTACTTTTTCTGTAAGGATAGGTTTTAGTTGTTGAAACAAACAGAATGGAAGAAACTCACGGTTATCCTTTTCCACTTCATGATTGTTCAAAAAGTCTTCCACCATCTTGTGAACCTTAGTTCCACGATGTGCAGCAGTGCGAGCAATGTAGTTTGCAACATCCTCACCCACACGTTTACGCCATTCTGCAAGTCCTTCTTTTTTACGAACAGAAAGAACTGTAGTAATGGATGGAAAGATTCCACCGTCTGGTGTTAAATAGAAACGCTTACGATTAACGTTCTTAGTCTTTACTTCTGGGATATCTACCCCGATATGATTAAACATAGTTTTCACCTTTTGATATTTTCATGTTGTATTATAACTAGTTTAT